ACTATATCTCCAATTTTTATATTAGGATCCACAGTACCAGACATAGTTAATATATATCCTCTTGAATTAGCAGCAGTTGTTGCCGGTGCAAAATTTTCTACTGTTTCTCCTGTAGCACTTGTTTGAGTAACTTGTTCTAAAACTTTAGGAGTTTCATAAGGATAATATTTGGCTACAGATATTTGATCTTCATTAGTATAATAAGTTGGATGGAGCACAGGGTCTGGGTTGGCTAAATCAATATTAATTTTTCTAGGTTGATTTCTATTATCTGTCCAGAATAATAAACCTTCTAAAAGGTTAACGCCATATATTCTATTTAAAGTACTAAAATTTAAAAAGCTACCTTCCACTAATAAAGTTGTAATTCCAGTCCTAATATCATAGACATGAATTTTATTACACCACCCAATAGTAAAAGATACACCAGATGGAACACTACCCGCTGAATTCCAGCTTATAGTAATATTAGCATTAGTAACTTCGGTAACATAAGGATCAAAATCAGTATTAGTAGAACTATCTATGGCATCTCCCCATAATAACATACCTACTTGTACACCAAGAGCTAAGGGATCTAAAACATTTCCAGCCCCATCATATAATATAAAAGTATTCCCAATTATGGGAAAACCACCACCAGTAAATACTTGAATATCTCGAGGGGTTACATCTGACCCAGTATAAGCTGTACTAAAAGTATATATCTTACCATTAGCTTCATCTGTATGTTGGCCCAAAACCTTACCCGCATAAGTTTTAATTCCTGTAAAAGAATCAAATGCAGATCCTAACTTTAAATACCCTAAAGAAGTAGTACCTAACATAGTTTCAAATTCTCCTACATCTGAGCTCTCAGATCTGCTTATTTGTAAATTTAAAGCATTCCTATACTCGCCATTCGGTATTAATCTATCGTCCAAGTCTTTATTCATCTTGGCCTTTAGAAAATTATTTTTAATTTCTGGCATTTAATTAATGTTTAATCCATTTAGATTTATTACGCATTACTTGTACAATCTCATTTAACTTAATATTAGATAATCTAATTTTAGCATTTCTAAGTTTTGCACTACGTTCTTTCTTTAATCTAGCAACTACATATTCTGGTTGGTTAATTCTACTACCTAATACTGCATGAATTATCCATGCATATATGGCATCTTCTGCTAATTTAGGAATTTTAATATCTTCATCATAAGCAAGTCCATCAGAAATATAATCTAAAATTATTATTCTTCCATCAATTAGATTACTAGAGAATGCAATTTTACCTTCTCTTTCATCTAAATTAAACCAACCATTCATTTGAGTAGTTTGTGGGTCTAATCCATATCTTTGTCCTAATTGAGTTAACCATAAGTAAGGATATCCATCAAACCATGCATCAGTATTATAAGCAAAGTTAATCCACCAATTACCAGTAATTAATCTAGTATTAGCAGCTCTCCATCTAGCATCAGTTATAGAGGTTCCTTCTATCATGTTCATATTAGCGTCTGATATTGGAATACCTGCTGAGTCTTGTAAAGGTCTTTGATAAGGTGATGAGGTTAAATTATCTGCAGGATATATTGGATGCTTAACACCTAATCCATCTACATAAGATAATCCAACATAATTTACATAATCTGGTGGTAAAGGAATTTGTCCAGAAGGTGGGATAGTTAATTCTTGAGACTTAATACTTTTTAAAGTATCATAACTAAATTCTTGTAAACCTCTTTTAGCGTGGAATATAACTTCATTTCTTCCTACATTAGGAATTAATTTTTGATAACCAACATAAGCAAACATAAAGTTATTTATTACATCTTCTAAGCTTATATAAGCATAATTTCCATAATTTTCCCATATAGCACTTTCTCTTAATTTTACCATAAATACATTGCCTGCTGCTAAATTATTAGCTAATGTAATAGTATTACCTACTACATTTGCTGGAGGTAATGCATATAAAGGGTTAGCCTGTAGGGTATAAGGAGTAAAAGTAATTCCTCCATCTACACTTATAAACATGTCAAAATTGTTTAATGGGAAATTTAATGCTGTTGTATCATTAGTGTAGTATATTAAATCAGTATTAAAAGTAGTTGTAAACGGACCAACCAAGGCAGCCGGATCTACTATAAATAATTGTTCTCCAACATAATATTGAGTGTTATTTTCTGTTATAAGTGCCATCTAATTATGATTTTTCATTTTGATCTTCTTGTTGTACTATTCCTGCGGCTAATTGAATTACTGTTGGGTCTTCTATTACTATTCCAGCATAAACTAATATTCTTAATATTATTTCTGTTTGTTCTGAAATATGTAATTCAAAATCTTGACTACCTGATGCATTGTAAATATATTGGCCTTGAGCTCCAGTAGTATAATTCCATACTATATCTAATGGAGTTCTAATATAAGATACTGTAATACCACTTTGTATAGTTTGAGGATAAACAAAAAGCTCTCCTCGTTCATAAAGATAAGTAGGGAATACAGCGGTAGGTTTAGCTATTGGTGACAACTCTTGCTTGATTAATTCGTTTCTTTGTATATATTGAGCTTCTTTACTTACCCCATAAGGATTAGTATAAATAACACTTCCAATTCTATAAAAGTCGCTAGGAAATAATTGTATTATTAAAGTAGTACCAACTCCTGGTGCTACAGTCATTTGTAATATATTACTGTTACTATTCCATGTATAATCTACTCCTAATACCTGAGGAACACCATCAAGAGTTACAATTACACTGGCATTTTGAGATTGGGCAGTTGTCCAAGTCGTTACCTCAAATACAGTATTAACACCATCAATTGGTGGATTACCTACAAATGTTTGTGAAAAAGCTGGGAGAGTTGAAGTACCTGGAGGGATAAATCGATCAACATTAAATGTAGCTGGCCCTATAGTTTGGAAAGGCTCTAGCATTTGGTCTACATTTTTGACGCGATTACCATATTCGGTATCATTTTGAGGAAGACGATATTGTTGATTTAAGTCACTAGCATATCCTTCGAACATAGTTCGTTGTACTTGTGTTCCGAATTTATTAAATTCATCCGGTGTTATATAACCTCTTTGTTGTTGATTAAGGATTAATAATACTGTTTTATAAACTATATCTACGTTTACCGCCATTTTAATTTCTTTATAATAAAAAAGGCGGCGTGAGGCCGCCCTTTTATTGTTATTCTTAGATGATCTTTTTCTCGATCGTCTTATAAACTTCTACCCCTTCATCTGTCTTAAACCATGCAGCTAATGCTGAATATGGATTTTCATCAAAAGGAATTGTCATTAATTTACGATCATTAGTTCCCCACATAAAGTATCTTTGATCTTGTGATAATTTTACTATGTGTTGTTCTGTTGCTTTAATCGCAAAGTTTCTTAATTCGACGTTTTCATCTTGTACTAAATTAATAAATAAAGCCGGGTTCATTTTAGCCATTCTTAAAATATCTCTTCGAATTTCTTTAGAAGACATATTAGCTACTTTAGACCCCATCTCTACTCTTAGAATAGCTTCAGCATGTTCGACCTCAATATCTCTTGCAGCATTTAATGCTATAATTTCCATTTCTAAGTCTACTAAATCATCTTTAGCTTCTGCTACTGCACTATATTCATCATAATCTTTTCCTAATCTAGGGTGATATAATGATAATAATTTTTGTAAATTTACTTTTTCTTTTGGTACAAATAATGTTCCGTCTTTAAAAACGATATGTTGCAAAGTTACTTCGCCTTTCTGCTCATCTTCAAAAGGTGATGGCTGATTAGTTGCATATCGTAATGCTCTCTGTTCTTTCTTTACTGGATCAAAATACAAAAGAGGATGTCTTTGTGTATGTCTTCCTGGTATAGTATAAGTTACAGGACTATGATAAGTTTTTAAGTAATAAGTTCTATCTTTTACTTCCCAGTTATCAATCTGAGTTTCTTGAGTTTCTTTACTCTTTTTTGCCATGATATAATATAATTAAATAGTTAAAAATAAAGGCACTGGGTGCCGAAGCACCCTTTACCTTATACAATAATTATGCACTAAATAGTACAAAGTTATTAGCTGCCTGTACACAAAGACATCTTTCTGATAAGAAGTTTACTTGCATAATGTCAACGTCAGAAGTGTAAGCACCTCCAACAGATCCAGTTAACCAAGATTTCATTCTTCTATCATCAGCTTGAGAAGCTCTATATCTTACGTGTAAGAATGGACGTCTAATGTTAGTACCAAGTACTTGGTCATAAACAGTAGATGTTCCAGCAGGAACTAATACTCCTTCAATATTGCTAGCTCCATTAAAATTAGTAGAACCACCTCTTGTAGAAGCATCATTTAGATATTTCCAACTAGTTTTGTAGAAGTCATAAGAACCTCTTCTGAAACCAGAGAAACCTAAATTAAGTGCCATTTCTTCCGAGTTTTCGAATACACCATAAGATGTACCACCAGCTCCGTAAGAATTTTGCACAGCTAACATATTATCAAAATTCAGTTCAGTAGCTCTATCTAAGAAAAGCATGTTTTCTTCAATAGCACCCTGAGAATCTAAGTTTTGAAGAATAGCATCAAAATCAGCTAAAGCACCAGCAAAACCAGTCATCACGTTACCTCTTTGCTGTATAGCATCGAACATACCTTGAGTACCTAATTGGTTACCTGCCGCGAATCCAGAGAAACCTGTATTCTGACCTGCAATAATAGCACCACCAATAGCTGCTGCATAGAAACCACCTGGAGCACCACCTGGTCCAGATGTTGCTGTTGAAAGTTGGCCTTCTATAACTGCCATTTCTAAATAATCTTCAAATCTTAATCTAGTTTCACCTTCAGCTTTTAGATACCATAAGAATCCTCCAACACCATCTTCTGTAGAAACCTCAACCCAACCGATTTGAGCTGTATCAGAACCAGATATTGCATATCTATCTCTAATGATAATTGGCTTGTTAGAAAATTGTGTGAAAGCTGGATCAACGTTTTCAGTAACTAAACCAGTACCGTCCGCGCCAGCTGGCGATAAACCAGAAGCTTTACCAAATTCAGAACCGTAAACAAATACTTTAAGTCCTGCAGCACCAGCACCAAACGCCGCTGCTAAGCTAGCTTGCTGATATGGATATGCTGTTAAAACCGTACCTACTACACCGGCAACGAATGCCTTAACTGTAGCAGCTGGGTTTAATGGATCCATAACGACTACTGTCATGTTATGAGTAATAACATTGTTAACACCTGGAACTACTGGTAAGTTAATATCAATAGTATCTACACCTGTTAATGTACATGAGTCATATGAAATATGTAATCTATTTTGTTCAGACCAGATTACTTGGTCACTTGTCATAGGTAATTCAGCTCCAACCATTCTCAAGAAGCCTCCTAACGTTCTATTACCATATCTTTCAACTTCAGCTTCATAAACTTCAGGAAGATATTGCTGAGCAAAGTCATTCACCGGAGCAGCCGCTGTATTGAACTGTAGGTAATTCGTGTTAAGAATTTGTTGAGTTTGAGAAGGGGTGATACTACCAAATTGTGGATTTAATACTCCCATTTCAAATTAATTTTTAATTGTTAAAATTTACGTGTTTTTATTCTAAGTTTAGAAGAATCATCACCACTAATAACTCTAAATTTTGTTCCACCAACATCAACATTTGGAGAGGTATCTCTCGAAGTATTAATATTTTTAGAAGCTGCACTTATATCTCTAGTCGCATCGGCTTTGCCTTGCTCATAGAAATGCTGTGCAATTTGATCAGAATTAGTTGCAGAATAAATAGCTTTGTGATAACCTAAGGCGTCTGTTACATTGCCTTCCTTATCCAAGAACTTTTGTGCGAAAGCGCTAATGTCCTTTTGGTTCTCAGCTAGCTCCATAGGGTTCTTCACTCTATATCTAAATCTTTTATCTCCGACATTATATTCGAAACCTTCAAATTTGTCAGATAAAATAGTTTTAGTTTCATTAATGAATCTATTATGTTGCTCTTGTGCTATTTCTTGATTCTCCTGATAGCGATTGAAAAAGTCCATTGCCTTCTGTTGTTCTTGGGTAACGCCGGGTCTCAACTTGATTTCGTCGTAATATTTAACCTTCAGATCTTCTAGGAAGTTCTTTGCTTTTGCAATCTCTTCTTTTTTAGCAAGATTTTTTTTCTTGATGTCTCGCTCTTCATCCAGCTCACTGTCTACTTTAAAGTTTTCTTCCATAATGAAATTAACTTCTTCAGTATTTAAATGAGGTTTTGTTTTAGTATAATACTCTTTTAATAATAAATCATCATTAATATTGCTATAATCCGCATTGAGTCTTACATAATCCTCAACATTACCACCAGTTTCTTCCATAAAGGCTACAAGTTTTTCAACATTTTCTGGCAATACTCTTTGAGGTATATTTTGTTTAGGTTTAGTAGGTTCAGTTTTAGGTGCCTTTTCCTCTACTTTAATTTCTTCTAGTATAGGTTTTGACTCTACCTTTTCTTCTTTGTTTGTTTCGTTTTGTGGGGTAGGTTTTTCAATTGTTGACTCGACGTCTCTGATCTCCACTTTTTGAACATCTTCGGACGGTTTATGAGCATCCATATCAACTGACTTCGACTTTTGAATGGCATCTTTAACTTTTTCTACTGGGTCTATGACCTCTGATTTAACTTCTTTTTTAACTTCTTCTTTTTTAACCGGCGGTTGAGATAAATCTACTTTAGTTATTTCCGGTTCTGCACTAAGTGCTTTTTTAGGTACCTTTACTTTGGTTACCTCTTTTTTTGTCTTTGACATAATAAAATATTATAAAATTAATAAAATAATTATCTAGGCATAAATTGTTCTAAATTCAATCCTGATAATCCATCATTCTCTGATTCAAAATTCTTAGGTAATAAATCATTTTGACGTTGTGAAATCATTTCACTTTGTTGCGTAGCCTGAATTTTTGTACGCTTATCTTTTCTATCTTCAATATACTCTTCTTTAGCTTTTTCATTATCTCTTTGCATTCCAGCTAATTTCATTTGGTATTGGAATTCTATTTCCATTAACTCTTTCTTAATAGCTGCTTCTCTTTCTAATTTTTGAATTTCTAATTGAGATTCTCCTTGCTTTATTTGCAATTCTTTTTGCGCTAATGCTTCTTGCTTTTGAACTTCATACATTGCTGACTGCTCTGTTGCTTGTGCATTGGCTTGGGCTTGTGCCTGTATATTAGCTTGTTGCGCTTGTTGATCTTGTTGTTGCTTTTGCTTACGTTTTAATTTAAGTAATTGATTAGCTAACTTTAAATTTTTAACTTGCCTAATATCAATTGCATCTTCTAAATTAATACTTTGTTGTTGAAGAGCCATTTGTATATTATTTTCTAATACTGCTTTTTCTTCTTCATCTGGTTCTAATTCTAGATAAATTCCAAAGTCGAATAGATTTAAGTTCTTCATTTCTTCTAAAGATCCCATATTAAATCTATTTACTGCATTTACTAAAGACTCTGCAGTTAATGCATAATCTAATACATCAGCAATACGTAAAGAAATATTTTCTGCAATTCTTACACTCATGTATAGCATCGCTTGTAAAATATGAC